TCTTAGATGGAGCAACTAACGCCTATAAAAACCTTCTAGATTGGGATCTTGCAAGAGAACTCTCAAGAATAGTACTCCCTGTTGCGAACTATACTGAAGTCATTTGGAAAATAGATTTAAACAATTTTTTCAAATTTTATCACCTACGGGGTGATAGCCACGCTCAAGAAGAAATTCAACAATTTGCTAATGCGATGTGGAAGTTGATAGAACCAAAATTTCCTATATGTTGTGAAGCATTTACAGATTATGTATTGAACGCAAAGACCTTTTCTGAAAAAGAAATGGCAATAATAAAAGACAATCTAAATGGAAGTTGGGTTATGTCCAAGTATGGATTGTCTGAACGAGAAGAAACGGAATTTTTAGACAAATTAAAATAGAAAGAAGGATGAAATGCTACCTACTGAATACCAACAGTTTATTCACTTATCAAGATATGCACGATGGGATTACGACAAGAAACGAAGAGAAACATGGGATGAAACGATTGAGAGATACTTTGATTTTTTTAGTAGACATTTAGAAAAGAACCATAAATTTAAACTTGAAAATGGTGAAAGAGTAGGATTAGAAAAAGCAGTCAAGGAACTTCAAGTAATGCCTTCTATGAGGTGTTTAATGACCGCTGGGCCAGCTCTAGAGAAAGAAAACGTTTCAGGTTATAATTGTTCTTATGTAAAAGTTGACCACATTAGATCATTCGATGAAATACTATATGTTCTAATGAACGGAACAGGAGTAGGATTTTCGGTAGAAGAAGACTATGTAAAGAAACTTCCTACAATCCCTGAAGAGTTATACGAAACAGACACTACTATCGTAGTTGCAGACTCTAAATTAGGATGGGCAAGATCCTTTAAAGAACTAATATCTTTACTATATGGTGGCCACATTCCAAAATGGGATGTGTCTAAGGTAAGAGAAGCTGGAGCTCCACTAAAAACTTTTGGAGGACGAGCATCAGGACCTGCTCCTTTAGTAGACTTATTTAATTTTACTGTAGACACATTTAAGGTTGCAGTAGGAAGAAAACTCAAACCAATAGAGGCACATGACATTGTATGTAAAACAGCCGAGATTGTTGTTGTGGGTGGTGTTCGTAGGAGTGCCCTTATTTCTCTTTCTGATCTTAATGATCGCGAAATGCGATTTGCTAAATCAGGTCAATGGTGGGAAAAAGATGTGCAACGTGCACTAGCAAACAATTCTGTTAATTATAAAGAAAAGCCCGATGCAGGGACTTTCATGCGAGAATGGTTATCTCTCTATGATTCAAAATCTGGAGAACGTGGTATTTACAATGGGTTAGCAAGCAAATATCACATAGATTCGCTAAATACTAGAGAAAAGGACAAAGATGGCACATACATTCAACGAAGACTGGCGCGAGACGATTTCGGCACAAATCCTTGCAGCGAAATCATTTTACGATCAAGAGAATTCTGCAACCTCTCCGAAGTTGTCGTCAGAAGTGATGACACTCTCGGATCTCTCAGAGACAAAGTTAGGATTGCAACTATCCTTGGCACATTCCAATCTACGCTCACAAACTTCAAATACCTCTCGAAAGAGTGGCAAAGAAATTGTGAAGAAGAGCGATTACTTGGAGTTAGTCTCACGGGTATTATGGACAACGCGTTAACCAATGGAACTAAGGGAGATACAAAGAAGTTATTAAATGAATTAAGGCAAGTAGCAGTAGATACAAACAGAGAATATGCAGATAAATTAGGAATTGAACGTAGTGCTTCCATTACGTGTGTGAAACCATCTGGAACAGTTTCACAGCTTGTAGATTCCGCTTCTGGTATTCATGCCCGCCACAACCCTTACTATATTAGAACGGTGAGGGCAGATAATAAAGATCCATTATGTAAAATGATGAAAGCGGAAGGCTTTCCAAATGAACCTGATGTAACGAAACCTGATCATACGACAGTATTTTCGTTTCCGGCTAAGAGCCCAACAGGAGCGATTTGTAGAAATGATATGACCGCTTGGAGACAACTATCTTTATGGCACACCTACGCAAAAGAGTGGTGTGAACATAAACCTAGTGTTACTGTATCTGTCAAAGAAGATGAATGGGTAAATACCTCGGCGTGGGTATATGACAATTTTGATGACATTAGTGGTATTAGTTTTTTACCATTTAGTGATCACACATATAAACAGGCGCCATATCAAGATTGTACAAAGGAAGAGTACAATGAACTGTTAAAACAAATGCCAAAAAAAGTTAATTGGGCATCATTAGCAGATTATGAAACACAAGACTATACAAGTGCAAGTCAAGAATTTGCATGTACTTCAGAGAAGGGGTGTGAAATAGTTGATATTTCTCCACAAGTTACCCCGTGAGTTGATAGAATAAATATATCGGGAATCAAACTTTCATGGAGAACAAGTTGGATATTAAAAAAGCCAGAGAATTCGCTAAAGACCAATGGTGGGATCTAAAGGAATTCATAAATCGTAAGGTCTATAAAAAAGAAGATAAAGATTCTGAACTATATGAGTCGAGGTGGGTTTGGTATCACTCTGTTCTAGTTATAGAACTTTTTGTAATAATACTTCTATTATGGTATATTGCTGCAGGGGATTAACATGAAAAAAATAATGTTATTGGTACTACTATTAGTACCATTTGGTATTGCTGTTGGAAATTATGATTTTGGAAACTATGACTTATGGGCAGATGATGGAAAAAACGGCGAACGAGAAATGTTTGTCAAGGTGCCCGATGATGAATGGCCAAGCCAAGTTGTTTTTGATACTATACAGATATGTTATCAAGGAACAGTAAATTGGATAACATTAAGTAATCCAAACTTGAGACAGGTAGCACCTCCCTGGCCCATTCGAAGAGCAATGACTGTTCATTGTTTCTGTGTACTCGACAAACTTAGAACGAAATATAAATTTACGGCATGGACACGGTCATTAGCAAAAGATGATCCCAAAAACCCCGAAGCAACTTCAACGGAGTTTTCTTTACAATCAATGGTATGTGTCAAAGAACACAATACTTTAGCGGGTTTAGTAGTATTACCACCAGATAATGAAACAATTAAACTAGGATTAGGGGAGCAAAAGGGTTCTGGGTCGTTAGACTCTATACCAGAGCCGCCAGAGGAGCCCATTGAAGAAGACGCCTCCCCAACAATTAATTTTTAATAAAAAGGACAAATGGAAAAGTTAAAAGTTTTTTTGTTATGCTTTTCCTTGTTAATCTTCTTTGGTAGTACGGTACAAGCCATTACCAAAGAAGTTGCCACGAAGGTACAAAGGTCGATAGTTTTACTATCTTCAAATACAAAGGAAAAGCCATCATTCGATACACCAAGTTCATTGTGTGCAGGTTCAGTAGTTAATGAAGAAGGTCTTGTACTGACTAACTTTCATTGTATTTACGGACAAAAAACTGTAAAATTATGGTATTGGGATGAGGATGATTGGCATGAATACGAAGTACAAGTAATAGGGGAAGATCCCCTAGCCGATCTAGCATTGCTTAAGGTAATAGGACAAGATAGAAAAGTTCCATACTTGAAGTTTGCTGACAGAGAAGACATATATACAGGAGCCGAAGCATTTGCCTTTGGACACCCTTTGGGTATGGCGTGGAGTCTATCTAAAGGAATTATTTCAAATGATGACAGATATGCAAGACATCCATATATCAAAGCTATACAAGTAGATGCGGCAATCAATAAAGGTAATTCCGGTGGCCCTATAATTAACGCTAAAGGTGAAATTATGGGAGTCGCGTCATTATTAGTATCCAAAACTAAACAAAATGCAGGAGTTGGAATAGCTATTAGAGGTGATATAGCTAAGAAGTCTCTTACTACAATGATACTATCTGGAAAAGTAGACCGCCCAGCAATAGGGATAGGAATCATTTCTCTATTTGGAAAAGATTCTCAATTAAGTAGAATAAAAAAGAAGCATCCTGACATAAAAACAACTATACCAAATACTTACGGACTATTAGTAAGTACAGATGAGTCAGGTAAAAGACCTATACCACAAGGATTAAAGCCTTGGGATACTATAATAGGAATTAACGACACTCTTATTAACAATGATGTTGAATTTTCCGATCAACTCATTAAATATAAAATTGGGCAAGTAATAACAGTTAATGTTCTCAGAGATAAACGATTTATGAAAGTAAATGATATTACCTTGAAAATACTTCCTGTGCCGACAAAACTAATGTATGGAAAATTACTACAGCCAACAGAGCTACCCAAAGAATAAGCATACATATAAGAAAGGCAATGGAGATATGCCAGTAGACATAATCTGGGAAGATGGAGATGCTACCATAAACATACTATGTGATGGATGTGATAAAAAATATGAGATTTTTACAAGTGATACAGAAGGATTAGAAGTGTGTTCTTTTTGTGGCCACTACCTTGAAGTGGATAGTGAAACAGGAGAAACAGATGAAGAAGAAAATAGCTGGGATTGATTATTCACTAACTTCTCCAGCAATATGTGTATATAAGGATGAAAATGGTGGACATTTTGACTTTGATAGGTGTATGCTTCATTATCTATCTAATAATGAAAGACAACAACAACTTGCCGCCAGGTGTGGGGTAGACAATTTAAAAGCTGAACCATATCCTGAATGGAAAACTGAAGAAGAGAGACATGAAAAACTCGCAACTTGGGCATATAACATTGTTCAAGGTTGCGAGGAAGTGTTTCTTGAAGGGTATGCTTTTGCTACTTCAGCTCAAGCTGGTGTTCGTTCAATAGCAGAAAATACAGGATTACTAAAGCACAAAATGTGGAAAAATAAGATCACATTTAAGACTTATCCCCCCACAGTCATTAAGAAGTTTGCGACAGGTAAAGGTAATGCAAATAAAGAAGTAATGTATGAAGCTTTTGTTGATGAACTTCTTACCCCTACAGACCTCAAAGAACGATTAACTCCCAAAGCAACAAAAGTAAAAAATCCAATTAGTGATATAGTAGATGCTTATTTCATCGCCAAATGTGGTGTAGAGGGTGTACTATGACTGATAAAGAACGAAAAAGAATTGCCAATCGGAAATATTACGAGAAGAATAAGGATAGACTTGCTGAGAAGTGGAAGAATGATGACAAACGAAAAGAGTATTTAAAAGAATACTATGTAAGGAATAAAGATGCTATTCTAAAACGAGCAAAAGATTGGAATGAACGTAACAAAGAAGCAAGAAAATTAATCGTTGAACGTAAAAAAAGAAGTGAATTGAAAACTTTTTGGGAGGTAGAATGCAAGCAAAGACATTAGAATTTTTTCCTACCTACTTCTATGAACTAATTTGGACAGAAGAAGAAATTCTTCCACTTTTAAAGGAAGTTCAAGAGAAAAAAGAAGAAATAAAAACCAAGAGTAATGTTGAAACCGAAGCTTATTGGACAGATTATTCTGACACAGTAAAATTGCTTGAATACGAGAAGATAATCGAAAAAGTTTCTACTGCATTTTCCCCCAAATTACAATATAGTCACATTGTATATTGGACAGCAATTTATGGTGAAAAAGGATATCATGCAAGTCATAGTCACAATGGAAGTCTTTTTGAACAAATAGATCCTAATATGTCCTCTATTCTCTATTTGTCCGATATTGGAGGAACACAATTTCGGAGTCCCTACCAATCAGATCAAAACCATCAGCTACTTTATATGCCATCTAGGGTAGGTAAAATGATTATATTTCCCTCACACATTTTACATACGGCACCACCTCATGGTAAAAAGAATGAAGAAAAAATCATAGTAGCTTCCAACTGGCGAGCACAAGAAATTTTCCCTGGAAGTTTTTATAATGAATAAATAGTATGAACATAAAGAGACATCAAGAACTTATTGAGTTGACAGATTACCTTGCTGTGTCAGATGAATACCTCATCCGCAAATTCAAAGATGGTGGAAACTACTTAATCATTGATACCTATGGTGATTTCTTAATAATAGAAAGAGATGAAGTGGAGTCCGTGCTAAATATCCTGTGGAATGATCTTTATGGTCCCGTATCAGAAAAAATCCCACACATCTTGAACTAAAAAACTACTTGACATTGTACTATTATGTGGTATAATGTAAGTAGAGTAATAATAGGAGATTAATTGGGAACACAAAACCATGAATATTCAATCGAAAAATTATTTCATTTATCATGTGGAGAATGTAAACAATGGTGGAGCTATGCGACAGAAGACGGATTTAGATTCGGCCCTGTCCATCAAATGACTTGCCCACATTGTGGTGAAAAACGAATGATCATGAGTACAGACACACTAAAAAACGACAATCCTAGATGGGAAAGGGATGTAACTTAAATGGCAGCGAGAAAGAATTTAATAACAACCAAGAGAATAAACAATACAGAAAAAAGAACGAGCATAGGTAAATCTAAAAACACAAAACCTAAAAACAAACACAAACGGAGAGGTTGGAAAAAGTATCGTGGTCAAGGACGATGAAGAAAATTTCATCTATATACCGCCAGACAATGACTTTGTATGTAATACTTACCTTACAATAAAATATGATGGGCACGGACAAGTA